GCACTTCCTCTTATGTAGATCGTGCATCCTTTTTTGGTGAATATTTCTATATTCTTTTATGTGGTGCAGGTGCAGGTTTCTCTGTCCAGAACCACCATGTTAATAAACTTCCTGCTATTCAAGAACGTAGGAAACAAGCAAAAGGTTATATTGTAGAAGATAGTATTGAAGGTTGGGCTTCTGCTCTGGATGTTCTAATGTCATCTTACTTTGTTGGTGGTGGTAACTACCCTGAGTTTGAAGGTCGTAGAGTATTCTTTGATATGACCAATATTCGTCCCAAGGGTGCAAAGATTTCTGGTGGATTTAAAGCACCGGGTCCAGATGGTCTGCGTCAGGCACTTGACCGTATTGAATACCTTATCCAAGGTGTTGTAATGGGTTCTAAGGAACCTGTGCAGTTACGTCCTATTCATGTCTATGATATTGCCATGCACTGTGCTGATGCTGTTCTGTCAGGTGGTGTGCGTCGGTCTGCTACTATCTGTCTGTTCTCTCCTGATGATACAGAGATGATGAATGCTAAGACAGGCAACTGGTTTACTGATAATCCACAACGTGCAAGGTCTAATAACTCTGCTGTTATTGTTCGTAAAGAAACTAGCAAAGAACAGTTTATGGGTATCATGGACAGCATTAAGCAGTTTGGTGAACCCGGATTTGTATTTGTAGAATCTACTGAGCATACAACTAACCCATGTGTAGAGATTGGTATGTTTCCACAGATTGATGGCGAGTCTGGTTGGCAGGGTTGTAACCTGACAGAGATTAACGGTGGACTGTGTGTAGATGAAGAGTCATTCTACAAGGCATGTGAAGCTGGTGCTATTCTTGGCACACTACAGGCAGGATATACAAACTTTACATACTTGCCTGATACAACAAAAGCAATCTTTGACCGTGAGGCACTTCTTGGTGTGTCTATCACTGGATGGATGAATAATCCTGATATTCTTTTTGATGGTAAGATTCTAGAAAAGGGTGCAGAGATTGTTAAAGAAACTAATAAAAGAGTTGCTGAGTTACTTGGTATTAATGCTGCTGCTCGGACTACTTGTGTTAAGCCTTCTGGCAATGCTTCTGTACTCCTTGGCACTGCAAGCGGAATTCATGCTGAACACTCTGAGCAATACATTAGAAACATTCAACTGAACAAAGAATCTGAAGTTGCACAGTTGATTGCTAAGACTAACCCTAACATGGTAGAAGACTCTGTATGGTCTGCTAATGGAACTGACTTTGTTGTTTCGTTCCCTATTACACCCAAGCAAGGTTCTATTCTGAAAGACAAACTTATTGGAACTGACCACCTTGACTTAGTTGCCAAGGCACAAAAGCATTGGGTAAACACTGGTAAGAATCCAGAACTATGTGCAGACCCTACAGTATCACATAACGTTTCTAATACTATTCTAGTAGAGGATTGGGATGATGTTGCTGAATATGTTTATAGCAATAGGGATAACTTTGCTGGTATTTCTTTCTTGTCTACTTCTGGTGATAAAGATTTCAATCAAGCACCGAACACTGAAGTTCTCGACGCTGAGAAAATGGTTGAAAAGTATGGAGTGGCTGCTGTATTAGCATCTGGTCTAGTTGTAGATGGTCTACAGGCATTTGATGACCTTTGGATGGGTTGTATGACTGCACAGGGATATGGTGAAGATATCTCTGCTGAAAGTTCTAAGAACACACTGAAGAAAGATTGGGTGCGTAGGTTCACAGCATTTGCTGCTAAATACCTTGAAGGTGATCTGAAGAAAACTGAGTATTGTTTGAAAGATGCATTTTTGTTGCATAAGTGGGAAAAGATTCAAAGGTCTTACATGCAAGTAAACTTCAGCGACGAACTCTCAGAAAAGAAGTTTACTGATGTTGATACTCTTGCTGCTGTGGCATGTGCGGGAGGTGCCTGCTCCATCGATTTCTAAGACTGCTTACAGTTATCGAAGTGGTGTCGAATCATAGCTGGTTTGCCACCACTTTTACCACAATGAGGACAAGTTACAGAAGGTTTTTTTATACCACTCATTGTTTTTGATATTCTATCTTTTGTGTCTTGTGTATGAGTATTACCCATCATTCCTTCAGACATTTTTCTAATAGTTTCTGCTGATCGGGGAATACCTTTTTTCGATTCGGATATTTTTCTTTTAGTATCTTCGGACCACACTCTTTTCTTCCCTGCTGCCGCCATATTATTTCTTGCTTTTTGGGAAAGTTTTCTGGTTTTATTTGATTGACTGATTTTTTCCCGTCTCTCTTTAGTGAAGACTACTCCAGAAACTCCCTCACCACCATCTGTTCTATTCAGTAGGATGCCTGTTGCTAAGTCTTTTCGTCCCCACCACTTGATATAGCGTCGCTCTAATGCGAAAGCACCTAACTCAGACAAGTTTGATTCCATTATGATAATGCGTTCTTTATCTTTCGGCACGGGTATATAGCCGTGATCTTTCCACGCTCGATTTTTTGTGCCCTTACCAATATAGTAAGGTGTGCCATTATTCTTACGAATGTATGCGTATATATAAAACATAGCTGAAAACTCCGTTGTGTTTTTAGAGTAGGCAGGAATGCCAGTTCCGTGGTCTACACTTTTATTTATACAAAAAGGACTTTAGGGTCTTGACTATTTCTATATAATATGTTATTGTCTAAGAATTATAACTAAAAGGGTTTTTCCTATGGATATGAATGAATCCAGTCTATCTAGAATTTGGAGACACACTCAAGATCATACTACGGGTGCTATTACCACATTCCGTGACGATAGGTCCAAGCAAGAAAACAAGAAGAATAATCGAGAACTTAAAGGTTATCTGAGAAACAAAGGTTATGGTGTAACTTCTGTTGACGGAAACTATATTGAGCAATATGGTACTGTCAATGCTAAAGAAGTTACAGAACCATCATTCTTTGTGGTTGACCTAAAAGACACAGGTAATCTTGAAAAAGATTTGAAAATGCTTGGTGCAAAGTATGACCAAGACTCTGTGCTTATTGTTCCTAAAGGTGGTAAAGGAGCTTATCTAATCGGAACCTCTAATAGAGAAGATGCCTTTCCATCTAAGAACAATAAAGAAGTTGTCGGTAATAGTAAAATGGGTAAAGTTGCTGGACAGTTTCTTTCCCGTATTAGAGGCAGAGAGTTTGCCTTTGAAAATGCTATGTCCTATAATGAAAGATGGGCAGATGCTATTCTTGCATCAAAGGTAGAAGAACGATGAAATATCGTATCATCTGTGATACCTGCGAAGTAGAGAGTATAGTTCATCTAATCTATGATGAACCACCTAACCACTGCCCTTATTGTGGTTCTGAACTCACCGATGATGAGATTTCAGAATATGATGCAGGATGTCTTTGTGACTAATATAAGTAACCTCAGTTGAAACACACTGGGGTTATTTTTTTATATGTCTGAGAAATATTATGGTTGGTATTATGAATTTGGCGAGTATGATCCTGAACATGCTCCAGAAGGGTTTGTAGGGTTCGTCTACAGGATACAAAACCTAGACACTAACCAGAAGTACATTGGTAAAAAACTGTTCTGGAACCGCAGGAAAACCAAGGTAAAGACCAAGGCTGGTGGAACTAAAACAAAGTATGTTACCAAAGAGTCTGACTGGAAGAGTTACTATGGTTCAAACAAGCAACTTCAGGAGCAAGTCCAAGAAGTCGGTGGTGATAAATACTACAGAGAAATCTTAAGGTTCTGTAAAACTAAAGGTGACTGTTCTTACTATGAAGCAAAATATCAGTTTGAATATAATGTGCTACTAAGGGATGATTACTTTAATGAATATATCCAGTGTCGGATTAATGCGAAACATTTGAAAAGAGACGATGATGAATGATATTAAATTGAATATTTTTGAGGTTCTGCAAAAAGTAGCAGCAACTAAAAAGAAAGAAGAAAAGATTGCCCTTTTACGGAAGCACGATTCTTTTGCTCTTAAGTCAGTCATTCAAGGCTGCTACAATTCCAATATTAAATTACTGTTGCCAGAAGGTGATCCGCCATATACCGCCTGTGATCCCCATAACTGTCCCTCAAACCTTTTGAGGAAGGCAAGAGACTTTGCTTACTTTGTAGGACAGAAAGGTAAAAACATTCGTCCTATCAAGAGAGAAACTATTTTCATTAATCTTTTAGAAGGTATCCATCCAGAGGATGCTAAGATTGTATTGCAGATGAAAAACAAAAAACCCTTCAAAGGTCTTTCAGCTGCTTTAGTCAAGGAGGTTTACCCTAACTTGATGCCCCCTGACTGATTTGTTATGTAAACATATCAACTAACCGAAGGAATGCATTATATGCTCGTTTCTCAAATCGACCGTTTGAAAAAAGATTATCGTGAACTTGAACATTATGAAAGAAAACTAATTAAACAAGGGAGAGATAAAGTGGTAAGACATATGAAATTGAAACGAGAATATCTGGGTAGATCAATAAAAGATTTAGAGGACCAACTTTATACTTGACAAGTCCTAAATCATAGTCTATAATAAGTTTACTTTAGGGCCCGGGGAATATATACATTCTCTGGGTCTTTTTATTCTTGACATTCGTATCTATATAATGTATTATCCATCTATAAACTAAAGGAGAAGAAATATGTTAGCAAAAGTATTTTGGAGAATCTTTTCTCTTGACACC